AGGAGTCCGTCTCGTGGGCTCGGAGATGTGTATAAGAGACAGTTCCATAAGCGAGGCGATACTCGGGGCGGCGGCGGCAAACGCCTCATACCCCGCAGCATCAACCGCCTTCATCGCATTCAACACCTGCAAACGTCTGCCGAACGACCATTGCGCGATACCGATACCCTGATTATTGGACTCCACCGCGTCCCAGCGCAATGATGATTCCACGGTGCCGATGACATAAAGCGCGTAGGAGCTTTCCCCGTCGCCCACGCTCGGCGTGCCCTGCCCCTGGTCGGCATCCGGCTGACCAGTGCCGCCACGATACACCCACGTCTGGGTGCTTGACTTGTAAAAAATGGCTTGCGATGAAGTCGTGCCCGAACCGCTATGGTATATGAGGTTATCGCCCTGCAATTGGATCCACGCGGATATATCGCCGTCCACACTCACGCCCGGATTATTGCCGCCCGTCGGATTGTCCCCGGATCCTGGCGGTTCCGGTAATGCCGTGGGGTGCAGGTAGCCGAGTAGCTGCGAACCTTTCATAAGCGGCAACAATTGATGTACTGCTGGTGTCGGGTTCTGCGTTAGTACATCGATGCTGTCGCCTTGGATGCCACCCCATACGATAGCCACGTGACTGCCGGTGTAGATTTGACTGCCGAACGTCCAAAACACGACATCGCCCATGCCGGGCGTATAGTTGGCATCCTTTTTCTCGAACACGCGCCCAACCGCCGATGTGGTGGGGAACATGGTGTAATTGCCCTCCGCGTAACCAGTGGGTGTGATGCAATCGCCCAGCGATAGATTGTAATTGTCCATGCAGTATTTCGCCCACAAGTCCCAGCATTGGGCGCCATAGCTGCCGTCCATATCCCAATACTGGTTTTGGGTACGTTCCAACCATGCCTGTACGTCTACCATGATACTAGTATACCCCGCCCGGCGTACCGAGCGGGGTATGGTGCATCGACCCGTTGTCAGTCGACAACAAAATACGACACGATACCAATAAGGGTGATGTAGAACGGGGACGTGGAAGAATTGAGGTTGAAGTCAACCCCGACCTTGCCCGTGTCGGCCTTGACGTTTAGGAGCGTCGGCCCCTCGTTGACCACATCGACGACGGTACGCATGTCAACCGTCGGCCTATATTGCGCGTCAAGCGTTCCCAGCTCGACTTTGTCCAAGTTGATACCGCCTGTGATCGCACCGGATGCGTTGACGCGGACGGTCATGAGTCGGGCAACGTGGCTGTAGTAGGCAGTCCACTGAATCTCAAGCCCCTTGTGGTTGACCTTGCCGGAGCCCACGAGGGTGGCCGCCTGCCCCGAGGTCTTGAGGCTTTGCAGATCGGTCGCCGCCTGCGATGCCGTGCTGTAAATGGTCTGCGCCGTGCCCGCATATCCACCCTGCTTGGTAAACGTAGTGTCCGCCTGCGCCATGGTATAGACGTTAGAGGAATCGGCCTTACCGTCCACCTTGCCGGAGAGCGTGGACACCGTGCCCTGTAGTGCGGTCAGCGCGGTGTTTTCCGCTTTGCCGTTGATGGTGTTCATAAGGTTCTGCGCGGTCTGCGCTGACGTAACCCCGAGCTTGCTGAAGTAGCCGTCCAGTTCGGCAATATCGGTTTTGTTGGTCTGTGCAAGCTCCGCTGCGTTGTCGGCCGATTCCTTGGCCTCGCCAGCTGCCGTGTTCGCGTTGTTTGCCGCCGCGGTCGCCGTGGTGATGTTGGTCGCGTTGGCGTACATCTGATTGTCGATCTTGGTCATGGCGTCGGTGAAGTCGCCGCGCCACGACGGCCTATCGTTCGGATTATCACCAAACGTCGGCAGATTGTAATGACCGGTGTGCTGTGTGGTACTCATTGTGAGGATTCCTCGCTTTCATTGCTGTGGGTAGATTTGCCGTAGGGGAATTGCGACCTGCCGGGGAAGTCGCCGGGTACACAATTATCCACGGCAGTCGCCTTCAGGTCGTACTCTCGGGCATTGAGCGTAAGCCCATCGTATTCCTGAGCGGTCAACTGCATGTCGTCATAGTCCCCCCAGAATAGGCCGTGATTGCGCGCATTATCATACATGCCGCCCAGTACATCCCCGAGCGGCTGTGTGGTGCCGTACACTGGGGAGGTTGCCGCGCCCTGCTGCTCCATCTCATGAATCAGCGCAAGCATTTCCGCGCGCAGCTCGGCCAAGTCCTTGTTAAGCTGGGCTACGGTGTCCGCCAGAGCCTTGTCCACGGATATTGCAAGGTCGGCGGTGACGCCCTCCATCTTGCTCAGGTCGCATTGGATGATGTCCAGATTATGGCGCAGGCATTCAATTAATTGCAGTGTCGTTAATCCGTCTCGATACGTGAACGGCACGGACGTGGGCACCCCATCAAACAAGCGTTGCCGTGGAATCAGCGCATTAATGGCAACCATGATTACTCCCATTCTCCATAGTTATGGCAGTTACTGAATATTGTATCATACGAACCCCACACTTGCATGAAGCACGGTTCGAGACTCCGCACAACCTCCATGTCCACATTGATGATGGCGTTACGGTATTCCTGTATGAGGCTCATGGCCGACTGGCTGCGCCCGGTCACATGACTCTTGCCCTTGGAATTACTCGAATCATGCTGATAATCGGTCGCGCTTTGCGCGGTGGTGTGACTGGTCGAATCCTGCGAACTGGACGCCGTGCCCGAGCTATCCGCCTGCGACTCGTTGGCGTGGCTGGCGTAGCGGGCGAAGTCGCCCACGACGCCGGTTTGCGGCACGTCACTATCGAAACTCTTTGACGTGGTGGTGCTGTTATTGTCCGACTTGCTGGTGCTGCTGCTGGTCGAGTCCTGCGTACTGGACGCCTTGCCCGATGATTGCGACTCGCTGCCGCTCTCACTATCCGTGGTCATGTCCATGGAATCCAACGGATTATATTCCATGTCCAACGTCCGATATCGTTCGTTAAAATAGGGCATGATTTCCGCCATAGTCATCCCCAAATAGAAGACGAATTGCTGCGCGGTTTCCTGCCCAATCTCCCGCAATGCGTAATGGCGGATGATTTTCTCGTTCAACTCGGCGCGATGGTCTTCATTGTAAATCGGGTAATAGTCGGCGCTAAGATGCAGTTTATCGTCCGTATCGTACCCGAATGCAATAAGGTTACCGAGAGTTTCCGTATACTCCCCCGGCGTCTCCATCGCGTAGGCGGTAAAATCCTGCATTATAATACACCTCCGATACCAGCGTTCGCCGGTTCTGGCATGTCGATGCTGGTTGTTTCATAATTGTTCCCGTCCGACTGAAGCGCGTTGGGTACGCCGGAGCTTTGCGTGTCCGCGTACTCTACCCAAATATTAAGTTGCGGCCACAACCGGTTAATCTCGGTCGCCGCCGTCTGCCGCGCCTTAAGGAAACTCAAACGGAACACGTCTACCTTTTCGTTGGCCTGCGCCACCTCATCGGATATAAGCCGTTCCTTTTTCTCCGTACCGCTCGACTGGATACCCAAATACCCCAGCACCTCATTGGTCACCTGTGTTTTTTGCTGAATGAACTTATCCAGCAAGTAGGGTGTAGTGTTCGGCCACGGTTGGAACATGCTACCGGGATCCAGTGAGTCGTATCCGATGATATAATCCTGCCCATCCTGCCGCTGCTGCAACATGTTCTGTACGGTGAGTTTGGTACGCGGGTCGGCGGTGATAATGGTCGGCAGTTTCAGGCTCTCCAGATTCACGTCATACGCTTTATCAATGTCAGCCAGGCGCCGCGCGTACTGCCATAGAATATCCTTGAACGACATGCGCATACGATTATCCCAAATCGGGATGCATTCACGTCCAGCCTTGAGCTGCTTGTAATGATAGTTGACGCCCACCGGCTCAAAACATGTCGGGTTATTGTATACGTTCAATCGGCCTTGATAACCGGCTTGCGTAACAAGGAACCGGCCTATACGCTTATCTTCGAAAAACAGCGCGCAACCGTATTCGCATAGACACATTTCCAGCCATCGCTCGTCCACAGTGGGCGGCAATCCGCGCCAGCTAAAACGGTTCAACGCCAACTCTGTTAACAGATGATGATACATCATATCGAGACTGGCGGCGCGTGCTTTCGCGTAGTTGCCGCGCGGGTGCAACGCGCCGCCAATCCGATTCTTCTTCTTAGACCTACTCATGACACCATTGTATCACTCGTAGCCGATGCCCGGCAGAGGATTATTATCCGCCCAATCGGTCACGCCGATATACTCTGGCTTATCCCACACGGTCACGCCACGTTCGAACATGCCCTTAATGGTTAGGCGTGCTTGCTCGGGTAGCGTCCCCCTAACGTAGCATTCCTGCATCTGCCAGTATGTGAATTTTTCCATGCATTGTAAGCTTGCGGGCGGGGTGATGAACCGTTGGACAAAATACCCGAACCTTAGCATGAATTCCCCGACGCTGCGCAACGCGCTGGGGGCGCACGTGCGGAAACGCACCAGCACACCCATGATGCCATTGGCAAGGTTGAACGAGTCGCCGCCCGCCGCGCCGCTTGTGGTTGGCGGGGTCATCTGCATTTGCTGCACTTGCGCGTTGATCCCAGCAATTGCGTTTTCGTAATCACCCTCGGCAAAGCGTGTGGCCAGCCGATAGTTCTGTCCGGCCATGAGGGCGCTGGACGTGCCTTGTATCTGTTGGGCGCGTTGCGCGTAGGTGTTCGCCTGTGAGGTTTGCGCCGCATTGGTCGCCACACTGTTGGCCGTATTCGCCGCTGCCGTGTCGTTGGCGATATCACGACTGGCATACAGCCCACTATTGGTGATACCGTTCTGCACCACACCATTGATGGTGCCGCCAATCAGACCGGCCACGTTTCCCGTCATGAGCGCGTTCCCGGCATTGGATATCAACCCCCACGCCGACTGCGCATTGCTCTGGGACACGTTGAGATCCGTCATGGCGTTGGTGTTCGCCTGCCCAATGGCCAGCGACTGGTTGAGTGAGTTGGCTGCGATGGCATTCAATGCGTTACGGTTGGTGACACCAAGCTGCGTAAGCTGCTGTTGGGTACGGATACCTACGCCAGCCTGAGATAATGTGTTGGCGGCGCTCATGGTCGCTTTTTGCTGCGCCCACCCTGCCGACTGTTCCGCGTAAGCGCGAGTGTACGCGCTGTTAGCCATAGCAAGCGAAGCCCCGTTATTCACCACCATAAACTGCGGGAAATTCGTAATCCCAAAACTGACGTTCAGCATTTCCCCGCCGTCAATCGGCAGGCCGGTACCGTTCCCGGACGGGGAGGCAACCGTGGCCGCGCCACCCGTGTTATAGTCCACCGGGTAGAAGTTCAGACGCGGGGACGGGGGCGCATAGTTCCACGTTTCACGGATGGTCAAGTCATTGGACTGGATATCCTCGGGCCGATAGATAACATTCGACCCATTCAGGCACGAACATTCCACAACGCTATACGGATAGCACTGCAATTTTTTCAGATTGCGATACCTGCTAGGAATGTTAAAGTTATCACGAAAATTCCTAATGGAAACAATATCATCATACCGGTTGGCGCTCTTAGCCTCCCATAGGAACGTGTATACGTGGCCCTTAATCACGCCCGCCGCGCCGGTACCAAAAAATTGCGTTACCTCGCGGCCCGCGTCGGCAATATAGTCGGCGCTGATTTTGGGAATAGCGTAAATCGCCGTGATACCCTGAGTAACCCACGGGAACGAACTGCCCGCCTGCATAATGCGCGTAAAATCATCGGCGGTATCAAAATAATACACGCCCGCACCGTTGGATTGATTCTCGAATTGCGAGCCTTGCGCGGTTTTCAGTGACGGTTTTTGAGCGCTGCCGCCCGACGCCACAAGGTCGGTCGTGGCCACAACGATGACGCCATAATCCAAGGTCGGTGAATTGAAACCGGGCTGCACGGGCTTGCTGGATATCAGCGGCGTATACGACTGGGAGGTAATGACGGTTTCCGCGCCGGTGTCCAGTCCCTCCGGGAGCGCAAGCGTGGTGCGGCCGTAATCATCCCACTGGTGTTCGTTGGCGACACCGATATGCCCGCGCGTCACATAACAGCTACCGAACGTCACGTCATGCTGGAAACTTTGCCATACGTCCAACATAAGCGTGAGCTGTGTAGTGTGCGCGTTAATGTATTCCACGGATTCGATAAAGTAATACCATGCGCGTGGCGATTCCAGCTCGGGATAATCATTGACAGCCACAAGATAATTGTAATTCGATGCCTGATTGAATGGCATGTCGATACGCACGGGAGCACCAAAAATATGCATGGTAGCCGGGCGGCATTCCACGCCATCCACCTGCTCGAACCATTGTTCCTGTGTTTCACGTGAAACAAACCGGACAACATCCCGATAGGATGCATCCCACGGAACACGGCAGAGTTTCAGTGTCGTGTTGGGCGTCCATTCCGCCCATGAAAAATTGGATTCCACATAAGGGTTCACGTCATCAATCATCGTTCGACCTCCGGTATGAACAAGACCCGGAGCGCTCACGTGGTTTGCGCTCCGGGCCTTGACTTGCATCACACCGTGAGAGAGGGTAGCCAACCGGCTACCCTCCCATTATATCACGCGCCGGTTACGGTCACCCGCTTCTTGCCGGACACGCCAAACAGCGTGGCGGTGATATCGGACGCGCCCGCCTTAACACCGGTCACGGATCCCGACTCGGACACCGTGGCGTTGGCGGGGGTGCCGGATGTCCACGCGGCCTGCGCGGTCACGTCGGCGGTGCGTCCGTCGATCATGGTCGCCGTCGCGGTCGCCTGCGTCGTATGACCCGTGGTTACATTCGAGACGTTGACGGCAATCGACGCGATGATAGACGGGTTGAACCCGATGACGCCATCGCCGGTCACCGGCACGTCGAGCGCGGCGGATACCGTGCCCGGCACCTCCGGGGTTTCCGGGTTGGTGTACAAGGCGGTCGCCGTGACCGGGATAGTGGTGTTCGGCTCGTCCAAGCCAACCACCAGCACGCCGGTAGGCGAAATATACGTGTAATCGCTCTTGGGCTTAGCGGTATCGCCAATGCGGTACTCGACCGCATTCGACCGGAACGTGGCCGTACCGTCGTTGCCGATGGTCGTATCGGCAGTGACCTGAACCGCGCCGCCGCGCGCCACATTCTCCGGGATGGTCGTACCGCCGCCGTACATTGCCAACTTAAGCGCGAACTTCGGCGTTTGGGCCGCAGTGCCGGTCGGTGCCACCACGTTGGCGGTGGATCCGGCGCCAGTCCAGAACATCACTGCCGGGGCGAAGCCGCTCACGCTGATAATATGCTGGACATGCAGGTAATGGTTGACCGAGTTAATGTTAACCGGGTTGGTCTGCTGGGTCATCTCGTTGATGACCGGAATATCAATCAGGAACTTATCGGTGGTAAGGATGGCCTGCACGCCATCCATGCCGAACCTATCCTGCGGAATAACGATAATCCGGTCGATGGTCGGCTCGGCGTCCGTACGCTGGAACACGGTAGCCAGACCCTGCACATCCAGAGCGCTCTTCACCTCGGGAGAGCAGAACAGCACGAGTTCATCCGGGCGAGCGAATGTGGGCATATGCCGCGCATTATATCGAGTGCTGACGAACTTCAGCGTGTCGGCCCACGCGCGAATCTGGCGCAGCATGTCGCGGGCGTCAGTTTCCGTAGATCCCATGTCGTTCAAATCAGCGTCCATGTGGACTCGCCAATAGCCGCCCAGCTTCGCGTATTCCACGAATTGGTGACACATGGCCTCGAACAAGTCAACTTCAGCCGCGTTATAGCACGAGGTAAGGATCTGCGAGGTAAGCGAGGCCAAGCCGTTTTCGGACGTAAACGCGCGCTGAAGCGTCTTGTCATCCGTGGTGGCCGGATACCAGTGGGCAAAGTCGAGACGGTGGTAGAGGCTATCCACGTCGATTTTCCACTTGCGGAAGTTGTCCGCGCCCAAATATTCCGCGTTCGGGTCATACACCTGCGCAAGCGGCATGCCCACGGCGATTTCCTGCCACGTGTCACCATACGCCTGAGACGCGCGCTGGAACACGCCAAGCGGATTGTTCCAACGCCACGTGTTCACATACGTGCCGCCGATACGGTTCACCAGCGCCGAGTAAAACTCGTTCTTCAACTGAGTACTGGACATGAGCGTGGCCATCTGCCTATCCATGTTCATCTGGGTAGCGGACGGCATACGCCGCTGATACTCGGGGGACGCCTCGTTACGAATCATATTGAGGATCTGGGCGTTATTGAATTCAGTGAGCGGCCTAAGCTGCTGCTTCGGCGTCACCACGGGGGTAGTCGGCATGATAATAATCCTTTCTAATTATTAGTCTTCGTACAGGTCATCAAACGTAGAGTAAGTGCCGTTATAGTCATCATCGGTCATTTCCGTGGCGTCCGGCGTCGCGTCGCCGTCCGGGCCATCGTTCAGCACGTGTTCGGCGGCGGCGTCGCGCATCGCCTCAATGGTCTTGGATAGTTCGGCCACGGTCGCCTCCAAGGCGCTGAGACGGTTGGCCATGTCGGCGTCCTTGTCGTCGCCCGCGTCCTCCGGTTCGCCATCATCCTGCGCTTCAGGCTCCGGGTTCGGCGTATTGTCATCGGCGGGCGCGTCCGGTTCGATGTCGGGCGTGGTGTCCGGCTTGTCATCGGTTTCAGTGTTGTCCATGTTCACCTCTTAAGGTAAATGGCATGGCAGCAATCACGCTGCCATGCCGGATTGCTAGGCTGTGCGGGTTCCCTCGCCGTCGCTGGGCGTCGGCAAACGCACGTCTACATCCGACCGAATCGCCTTACCGATTTGCCTACCGGTCGGGCCATCGAATCGACTTGGGACGCACACCCCGCTACCGATTATTATAGCACGAAAGTATGGCCATCATCATTGCGATGGCGTGACCCCGGCAGGAACTGGTCATAGGGTATGGGGGCGGCGCGATGCACGCCACTCAACCGCATTACCGTGCTGCCGCTTGTTTCCACGCCGCAATATTTACGATTGCCGAGGATACGGAGTTTCGTATAGGTGTAGTCGTTTTTCCACGCGCCTAGTTTCCGGTCATCCGTTTTGATACCTACGGGCGGATCCAGCCCCTCCAATATCATGCCGTCGGTGTCGGCGTACAGTACGCGGTCGGCGTTCGCGTTCATCGCACGGGATAATGTCTGCCGTCCGTAGGCGTTGACATAGGCGGCGGTCGGCAGCCATGCCAGACTATTGGATGACTCGGGTTTATCCACGGTAAAATCCACACCCCCGTCAACGGAGGGCTTGGGGTGCAGCATGGGCCGGTACAGTGAGGCCCCGAACTTTCCCACCAATGAGTTTAACAGTAGTTTTGCCATCTGCCGTCGTTCTCCGGTTGCGGTTTGTTTCACGTGAAACCATTTATCCACATACGTATAGTAGAGTCCATGCGATTTACGGAATTTCCAGCCTCCGACATGCTCCCACACATGCACATCATAGTTTTCCGTGAGCGTTTCCCAGTCCACATCCGTTACCGGCATGGTGATGACGCCGAGCGTGCTATCCAAGCGTTCGCCTTCGCATCCCCACACTGGCAGAATATTGGTGAGCGTGGCCGTTTTCCCCGGCTTCAGTTTTGCGTCGAACGCGACAACATCGATATGCAGTGGATAATCAGGGTCGTGTTGATATTCCCCGTCGTACCATATGGGAGCGCCTACCGGCATGGGGTTATCACACATGATGCTCGGGTAGAGACTGTTCACGTCCCAGCTCCTGCAATCCCGGTATTCGCCCGGTCGGCTGTACACTATCGCCCCGTAGTAGGCGGGGCGCATACGGTGATAATCCTCTCGATCCAGTGGTGGAAAATGACGTTTGAACCCGGCGTAATCCCCGTCGATATAGTCGGCCATCGCCATTGACGCTATGGTGGTGCCCTTGAGGTTCAGGGCGGCGCATTCCTGCGCGATGTTCCACGTGGTTTCCAAGTCGGTGGCCCCGCCGAATGTTTCACGTGAAACATTCAAACCCTCGTCGCGCGTGATGTTGCGCACGTCCAGAAAGTCCACGGTGATACCGCCCATGCGCACGCGAAAACTGTAGAAGTGGCCACGAATATTGAATGTACCCCACACGCCATCCTTGGCGGGGTTCGATTGCAAGGGGAGGCGTTTTAAAAGTTCGGCGGCTATGGGCTTGATATCCTGCCATCCGTGCGCGCACCATACGCGCGTATGATGATCGAGCATGGTAAGGCGGATGACGGCATGGGCCGTCAATGGTTCCATGCCATCATCCGTCAATAGTGTTGCGCCGTCTGTTGCCGCCGTTCGACGCTCTCGCATAATTCCATCCTTTTAGTGCCGTAGTGCGCTGTTCAACCATTCATCGAGTCGCATCTGCACGTCGCCCGCGTCCGCTTTAGTCTCCCATTTATGTGTCTTGTCATTATACCATGTCGCCTCACGTACTACTGCGCTAAAATTCGTATTGTTCATTAGCCACCGTTTTTGGCGGTTCGATAGAGACGCGAATTTTTGGGCCACGCTAACGTCAAACGCTTCAAGCTGTTGTTCAGCTCTATCAAAATCCGAGACACCCTCGCTATCGGGTATCCGCTTGTTTCCTGCGCGTAATGGCGCGCGTCCTATAAGCCCGGCGTATTCCAATATTTCCCGCTCAAGTCTCCTACGATTCCCACCTCGTATCATCGCACGCGCATGGCTTATACCACGTTCCGTGCCGAACACGTTGGCACGATTGCGCGTAAGTTCATCCCGCGCCGAACCGCCAACCGTGTGAGTGCCCAACACGTCGAACGGGGACTCCCCCGCGCGTTCCATCTCGCGTACTTCTCCCACAGTATAGCGGGCCATGCTCAGCGCCTCGAATTGTTGGGCGCGTTTGATCTTCTGCCGCGCCTCAACTCGGCGGCGCTGCTGCTGCCGTAACGTCTTTTTGCGTTTTGACGGGGCGGCGGCGATTTCCGCGTCGGTTATCAGCGGACGCGCCGCCATTTCGCGGTCGAGTTTCGTAATATGCACGTCGGGCACGACTTGATACGGTTCATTATCCCGCGCCCGTAAGGCCTGCTGTTGTTCCCCGAATTCCTGCCCGATACGTCGTGCTACCTGCTCAAGCTGTTGGGCGCTAAGTTTGCCCAAGAATGTTTCGGTGATTTGCTTGGGGAGGCGTCCGGTGCTGTAATCCCTTACCGCTCGTTCTTGGCGTACCTGTTGTGACCTGATTGCGGCGTTGCGTTTCAGATTGTTGGCGCGTCGGTTGGTTTTACGTTTTGCCACAACCCCTCCCTTGTGAGTGTGAAACACCCCCGCCGCAAGGATGGAAACGACGGGGGCGAATCTGGCGGCAACATCCCTATAGGGACATTACCATGCTATCATATGGCGTGGACATTCGCATTACTTGCGCTTATTCTCCGAGACTAGCTCAAGATCGAAGAACTTATAGCCACGGCGGCTCTTCTTTTCCACCACCTTGAGCGTAAGCGGCGAAGTCCACGTATCCGGCGTGCCGAAAATGGCGAACAGATTACCGAAGGCGTGCGCCAACGTGGGGGAGGCGGCGGCGAAGTCGCCTTCCTCCGCGTGAATGACCACGCGAGTGGAAGAGTTGATTTCACCGGTTTCCTGATTGGCGACCTCGATAGCCTGCGCCAGCACGTTGGTCACATGCAGCGGCTCATTCAGGTGTTCGTCAACCTTGTCAGCGGTCTGCATGGCATTATACAACGCCATTTTACCGTCCATAGTAGTGGTGTCGAAGAAGTGGGATACGGCGTTAGCGCCGTTCGCAGCAAAATTGTTACCGTTCGATACGGTCAGTTCGTTGTCAGCCATGATTGTTGCCTTTCCTTATAGGGATTACTGATTATTTTTCCTCGGAGATGATTTCATCATCAACCACGTTGCCGTTCACCGGCCCCGGATAGTCGATAACGGTATCATCCCCAAACTCACAATTAGCCCAATAGATTGCCTCATCCATGCGCGTTGCCTGCGTATGATACTCGGCGGACATGGGCAGCATGTCCTTGTTAATCTTACGGGCCTTTTTCATTGCCATGTCAGGTGTGCGGCACGCGCCGTCCACGATAACCTCGGCGTCAACAAGTTCGCCGTTTTCGCCGCGCGTGACGCCGCGCACGACACTGTAGTGCTTGGCTCGCTTGATGTATGCCATAATCATACCGCCTTTTCTTGCTGTTGCTGCTGTTGTGACATTCTAGCCACGTCTTCATCAGTATACCGTACGTCGGTCAGATTGTCAAAACAGCGACATGCAATCTTGATGATGGTTTGGGCGAATTCATTGTCCTCCCAGATCTTGCACATCTCATAGCACGACGCGCCTTTGACGTGGCAGACGGCACACCATGCCACCATTGCCGGGGCGTAGATGACGCCGCCCAACATTTCAATATTCTGGGTTCGCGCCAACGCGCCGACACGTGACGTGCGCGGGGATAATGATAGGCAAACGTTTGCCGCATGTTCGATACCGTCAGCAAACGCCACCTGCGCACCCTGAGGCTTATAGAAGTCCTTGAGTAGTGCTACAGTACGGCAGAACGTCTCCCAATCACCCTCGCCACGATTGTATTCCCGCAAGTGCAGATTACGACCTGTCTCTTATACACATCTGAC